CCTGCAAATCAATGTGATGCAGGAGATTTCGTAGATGTCAGAAAATCCTTCGGAGAACTCAGAAAATGGGGCCAAGCCAATGGCTGATGTTTCCAACCAGATGCAGGCATACGTTCGGCAGGCCGCGGCCCCTGTCATGCCAGGGGAACTTATTGCGCACCAGATTGCCCGCGCGGCGCGGCGTCTTGGTGTGACCCAATCAAGGGCAAAGGCTCTTTGGTATGGGGAAGCGCGCCGGATTGATGCTCAAGAATACATGATCGCGCGCGATCTTTATGAGGCCAAGATTTTGAAAGGGGCGCGAGATGCCTATGAGGTCAACGAAAAAGCACGAAAGGCAGCGGCCAATTTTTTGGCGCGTGAGAACCCATTTGGCCAAGTGGCTGATGACGACCTCAAATTCACTGGCAAGAAAAATCGCACCTTGGATTTTTGATCAGAGGGGAACCAGATGAACAACTCTCAACTGAAAGCCTATATCGACCGGATTGAACGCCTTGAGGAAGATAAGAAGGCGATCTTGGAGGACATTAAGGACGTTTACGCCGAAGCGAAAGCCTTTGGCTATGACCCGAAGATCATGCGCAAGGTGATTTCCATGCGCAAGCAGGACGCCAATGAGCGGGCAGAGCAAGAGGCCATTCTTGATCTTTACCTAGCAGAGCTTGGCATGACCCCTCTGGAAAGAGCGATAGAAGGGGCTGAGTGATGCAAATTATGGTTGGACGATCTTATATAGACGGTTTTGGCAATATTGTTGAGATTGTTTCAGATAACAGTGGCTTAGCTGACAAGCCATATTTAGGCAGCAATGGAGACGCATATTCTAAAAATGGCCGCTTTTCGTATGAAAAACATAGCCAATATGATCTTGTTGAGCAAGTCGCTAACAAGGGCTCGTTTGATTACAACCAAGGCTGGCGCGACGGCATAATTGCCGGAATTAAAGCGTCTTTGGGGGTTGAGTGATGACCCTGACCTTTACCCTCACTTGCCCTGTCCCCTCTGTGAACGAGCTTTACGCCAACAATCGCAAGGGCGGTGGCCGCGTTAAAACGGAACGCTACAGAGCTTTCAAAAACGCCGCTGGGTGGGAAGTGAAAGCCCAAAAGGTGAAGTCACTAAAGGGTTGTTTCACCCTGCACATCATGGCCGCACACCCCAAAAAAGCGCGCGACATTGACAACATGATTAAGCCCATTCTCGACCTGTGTGTGGATATGGGGCTTGTGGAAGATGACCGCTGGCCTCTGTGTCAGGGCGTTTCTGCCCAATGGTCTGAGGCATTGAAAGAAGGCGTCATGGTCTCTATCCGGCCGGCTGCCCACCAGATCAAAGCAGAGGTGGCGTAATGACCCCTCAAGAGCGCCATATCGACAGGCTTTACAGAAGCTACGTTCTCACTCGGGAAGCGTGGCACATGTCAGGAAAGCCGAAGAACGGCCTTTATTACGAATACCTGAAAGCAAGAAGAATGTGGAGGCAGGCATGGGGTGTTTAGGCATTCAAGGCTACGCAATCAAGAAAGTTGACCCTGAGACCAGAGGCTTGATTGATGCAGCCATTAAGGCAGGCAAGGCGCAGAAATGCCCGCCTCGGACTTATTCGGTTCAAATTGGCGAGGCTGACATTGGCACCAATAAATTCAACCGGCAAAAGGTCAATCGTGAGCTGACGCCAGAGCAAAGGGCTTTGGCTGAGAAGATATGCAAAAAGCACGGGATGCTCTTTAGCGATCTGATGCCGACAAAAAGCCCGCGTAAAGGCTCTGTGAAGCTGATCAGGGAGACTTTGGCGTCATTGCATGACCTTGGCATGACATATGCCCAGATAGGCCATTGCTTTGACCGCACACGCGGCTCTGTCGCCTCTATCATCTCAAAGCATCGGGAAGATGAAAAGAAGAAAAGGGGGGCAGGGAAATGAACGGGCTTCCCTACTACAAAGCATACCCCAGAGACTTCATTGAAGGCACTATCGGAATGCCATTTGAGCTTAAGGCAGCTTATCGGCTTGTGCTGGACATGATCTACATGCAGGGAGGCAAATTGCCGGACGATGACAGATACATTTCCGGCCTGCTTGGGTGCAGTGTTCGGGCTTGGAAAAAGCACCGTGAAGCCCTGATTTCGATGGGGAAAATTTACACTGAAAACGGAATTATCTCCAACTTTCGCGCTGATAAAGAGCTTGAAAGTTCGAGAAAACTTCAAGAAAAAAACGCCGAAAACGGAGCCAAAACTAATAAAAACAATAACTTAGCAAAGTCGAACGCTAAACTAACGCGCGGGATAGATACAGAACCAGATACAGAAACAAAAGATAAAGCTAAAGCTTCATCTAGCGGAGAAGGGTTTGAGTGGAAGGATTTTGACAGGTCAAATACTGACCATTTGAACCGCTTGGAAAAGGCATTGCTGGAAGCTGGCGGGGAAAGCCTCAACCAAGCCACTGGCGGTTTTCTGATGATGACCGAGCCTCTCCGTTGGCTGGAAGCGGGGGCGAATGTTGAAATCCACATTCTGCCCACGATCAGGGCCATTTGCGCCAGAAACAAATCCGTCAAGAGCTGGAATTATTTCACCAACGCCATTTTGGAGGCCGCGGCAAAGCCTGCGCTCAAGGTCACTGGAAGCCTTGCTGAGCAAGCTGCCGTAGATCCCGAGATCAGAGATTTTGTTGAAAAGTTTGGGGGGCTGCAATGAGCGACAAGATTTTCACCTCTGTCACAAAACCGCTACTTGAAACGCTTGGAAAGCCGAAGAACGGAACAATCGAAGCCATTCACGCCAGCTATGCCAGAAAGCTCCTTGGGTTTGAGCAAAAGGATTTGGAAGCGGCTGTTTTTGAATATCTAGACAACCGGCGCTTTGAAACATGGCCAAAGCCTTTGGAGCTTGAGCAACTGGCTTTGAGCAAGTCCTACGAGCGGCAAGACTTGGTTTTTGTGCCACGGGGCGAACATCCAGATTACACGCCGGAGTGGGTGGCTATGGCAGCGGCAAAGGGAAAAAATCCTCAAACCATGACCTGCACACAAAGCGAAAACAACGGCAACCAGTTTGGCTGGTATTTTCCCAAGCAAGAGCTGAAAACGGCCATGAGCGCAAGAAGAGGGGTGGCGGCATGATTAACAACCCCACCACTATCGACAACAAGATTTACATTGCAGCTCAGCTTTATGATGGTTGGGCCGTGCAGGTCAAAATGCCAGGTCAGCGCCCGATCTATGCCAAATACACCCCAGACGGCCACAGGACGCTTGAGGCGCGATACATGACCCACAAGCAGGCCCAACACTTCATGAACATCTTGGCAGGCGTGGCAAAGCCAAAGAGCCAGAAATTTCAGGTGATGACATGATGAACTATCTGTCCGTTTGCTCTGGGATTGAGGCGGCAACACAGGCTTGGCACCCGCTTGGATGGAAGCCCGTGGCCTTTTCAGAAATCGAGAAATTCCCGAGCGCGGTTTTGGCGCACCATTACCCAAATGTGCCTAATTGGGGCGATATGACAAAGTTTAAGGATTGGCCAGATGCAAATGTCGATGTTCTCGTTGGAGGAACACCATGCCAAGATTACTCAATCGCAGGAAAGCGGCTTGGGATGGCTGGAGATAGGGGCCAGCTCACCCTTGCCTATATTGAAATCGCTGCACGATATCGCCCCAACTGGATCGTTTTCGAGAATGTGCCCGGACTTCTGTCAAGTAACAGAGGACGAGACTTTGCGCGATTTCTGGGAGACCTCAGCGGCAAGCGCATTGCCCCCCCAAAAGGCGGATGGGGGAACTCCGGAATTATCAGCGGCATTGGCGCGGCCTATGGCCTTGCCTACCGTGTTCTTGACGCTCAATACGTGCGAACACGCCGATACCCTTGGGCCGTGCCACAACGGCGACGCCGTGTGTTCGTTATCGGATGTCTTGGAGACTGGAGACGTTCCGCAGCGGTATTATTTGACCACGAAAGCCTGTCTGGGAATACTCCGCCGCGCCGACAAGCGGGGCAAGGATTTGCCGCGTTTTCTGAAGGCAGCATTGGAAGCTACCGTCAAGACGTTGTAGCGGCAACTGCAAGGGCAAGTGGGGGCTCGCTTGGTGGGAGTGGTGGAAGTGAGACGCTTGTCTCTGCATCGCGCATGGTTGCTTTTGGTGAATATGTTGATGACGGAACCGGATCGGCTTTGAAGGCCCGCGACTATAAGGACGCTACCGATCTGGTGGCCGCATTCAAAGGGGGGCAAGGATCAAAAGCAAGAGGTATTGCTTATCACGAAAAAGTTGCGCCAACGCTTGGTGCCACTCAATCTGGAAGCAATCTCGCCCCCTCATTGCTGCAAGGCAGCACAGTCCGCCGGCTAACCCCGCGCGAGTGTGAGCGATTGCAAGGGTTTCCCGATGACTTCACGGCAATTCCGTGGCGCGGCAAGCCAGCCGAAAACTGCCCCGATGGGCCGCGTTACAAGGCGCTTGGCAATTCTATGGCCGTGAACGTCATGGACTGGATCGGGCAGCGCATTCAAAAGGTGGAGGTGAGGGTATGACCGACAACACTGACAACATAGTTGAACTCTTTCCAGGCACAGACAAGCCGGAGCCAGTGGGGCGCGTGTTTGAGCACGTTATCCGGCGCTCTGACAAGGAGGCTCTGGACGCAATGGAACTGACCATCAAAAACCAATTTAAGCACTTCGCCAGATACGCCGGAGAAGCCCGCGCTAAGGCGCTGTTGAAGGAAATGGAGCAAATCAATGACGCAACCTAAATTCCAAGCAGGTGACTTCGTTCACAAGCACAACCACCATTGTTTTCAGGGCTATGTGATTTCCTCTGGCATTATTGATGGTCAAGAAATCGTCTCTGTGCAGCATTGGCCGGAAAACTGGCGGTTTCAATTTCGCGCAGAGCAACTCGTCAAAGCCATGCCTGAGACTTTTGACCCTCGCGGGGCTTGTGCGGAGATGCAAATTGAGCTTTGCAAAACCAAAAAATCGCTTGCTCACTACAAAGGGAACTGCGCCAACCAAATTGCTTGCACCCACATGCCAACAGGTGAGCGCATAACAATTTTTGCAAGAGAACGGCGCAGCATTGATCTGCTTTTTGGCGAAGAAAATGTGGCTAAAGCTCTGCATGAAATACGGATGGCACCAAAGACGCCACTTTTCTCAATAGATGGCGAGGGTGGTAAATGATGTTTGGGTTATTCGGCAAAAAGCAAGTGATTGAAAAGCATTGTGTAGGCTGCAAATGGCACGAGCAAAGAGGGCCATTCATGCGCTGTAACAATCCGAACCTTGTGAATATATCCCCAGTTTGTGGCCCCGTGCCTCAGAATTGCTGGGACATGAGGCGATCAAAGAAAAAATGCGGTCTGGAAGCTCGATATTTTGAGCCAGCCACAAGACAAGGCAGCGAGGAGGGCGGGGAATGATTGACCTAAACACAATTCAAGTGGGTGAAACTTATACAGATGTCTTCTGCCGAACCTTGACAGTGATCTACATCGAAGGCGGCTCTATTGTCTGCAAATATTACGAAACCACCATAAACACCACCATAAACCCTTGGTCATTTTGGGTAAAAAAGCTCACCGTCTCAATTTGGGATCAAGAGCGAATTACTCGTGATAAATGGAAGCCTCTACGGGTAAAAAGAAAAGCAGGCTCAAGGCGCCTGCCAAAGCCAACACCCATTCCAACTGGATACGAACTACAGTGGCCAGTTCTGGCAAAGGCGGGTGTGTGATGGCGGCTAGGCAGCAATCCCGCAAGATCGGTAAAAAGGACATTGGCTTGCCCCAGATCGATGGCCTAGAGCCAACCAAGCACTATGCCGAAAAGATCAAAGGATCTCTCGACACCATAACCGAGACCACCACAAGCGGGCGGGGCAGGGCTGTGGCACGCATTCGGCTTTCGCTGGTTGAGCGGCTCTACCGGCGCGGCAAGCTGGACAAGGCGCAAGTATCCGCTGCGGAGGCGTATCACCGCGATTGGGTTTTGGCTGGCTTCACGGGGGCTGAAACATGCCAGCAATGGAAGGAATATATTCAGCGATTCGGCGCGGGGCAAAATGTGCAGGACGTGCGCCAGATGGCAAAGGAGAGGTATTTCCACGCGGCAAAGATGTTTCCGCGAGGGCAGAGAGACCGGCTTTTCAAAACGGCGGAATATGGCATTTGCCTTGAGCTTGTGGATGCAGAAGCCATGATCGGCGGGCTTTATGGGTATAGCGGGAGAAATGAGGTTGCGGGCGTTGTTGCCACCGCAATGGCCACCACCTGCGACGTGCTTGTAAAGGCGTATGGGCTGTGATGTTACCGAGCCTGTGGAAAACCCACCCAAGCCAGCCTAGGTGTTGACTTGCATGCAGTTTAAGCCATAATAACACCAAGGTGGGAAGTGCGCTTAAAAAATGGCGGCCTCCCTTTTTGATTCAGGTCTTTCCTGCTTTGGGAGGCTGTTATGAAATCCGCAGGGTAAAGCCTGCAACGAATTTGGGCTTGTGCGTCCCACCGCCCATCTTACGAGGTGGGGGTTGGTAAACCGGAAGGAGCCAGCGCGAGCCCAACATAATTAACGCGGGAAGCGGTGTTCATTCCTTTCCACCTGCTTTTTAGTGTGTGTTACAGGCACCCCGCGTTAAACTAATTTGGCCTTGCTGTTGAGATCGTAAGCTCAACGCATTCTCTTAATTCACGCACAAAGACCTGGTTAGGCGTGAGCCTTGTGGCGGGAACGGGCGGCCAAAACACTTTAGGCGGCGGTGGTCACTATGTGGCGATGCCGAAAGGCGCTGCGAGCAATGCTGAGCGGTTCCGTCTAAACAGCTTGGTCTATTACCCTCGAAGCCCCTAGTGCCACTAGGGTTATCATTAGGGGATAGTGGGCCGCTCTCGTAACCTGAAACTAGGCTCAACCTAGTCAGTAGGGTTGCACCGACCAGCCAGAGGCCCAAGTCTGGCGCTTATTTAATGCCCTGCCCCTTTCGAGCGGCGGGGTTTTTTTATGCCCATCGCGCTCAAACCGCATGGAGACCGTTAAATGCCAAAGCAAAGCAAGCCAACGGCAGATGTCAAAACAGGGAGACCCTCTAAATACTCTCAAAGCCTTGCAAGTGCCATTTGTGAAGACATTATGCAGGGCAAGAGCTTGCGCTCCATCTGCGTTAGAGAAGATATGCCAGACCAAAGAACGGTTTATCGTTGGCTTGAGCAGAATAAAGAGTTTCGCCAGCAATACACACGCGCGCGAGAAATCCAAGCAGACACGCTGTTTGATGAGATTGTCGATATTGCCGACGATGCCTCGAATGATTGGATGGCCTCTAACAAGCCGGACAGTGATGGCTATGACTTGAATGGCGAGCATATCCAACGCTCTCGCCTGCGCATTGAGTCTCGTAAATGGATGGCCGGTAAGCTGCGCCCCAAGAAATACGGTGACAAGCTGGATATTGACCAGCGCAACACGCATGAGGTTGGTGATAGCTTGGCCGCATTGATGGCAAAGATTGATGGCCGCAGTCGAACTAAGTGACGATGTTGTTGACCAGTGGGCAGATCGCCGCTGGCGCTTAAGCAACCTATATTACATTCAGGACAAGCACGGCAACACTGTGCTGTTCAAACCCAAGCCCTCGCAGCTCAAATTATTGGATGATTTGCATTATCTGAACCTCGTTCTCAAAGCGCGGCAAATGGGCTTTTCAACGCTCATTGTCTTGATGGCTTTGGATGCGGCGGTGTTCAATAGCAACTTCTCGGCTGGCCTTGTGGCTGACACGATAGGGAACGCAACCAACCTTTTGGCCCGTGCCAAGTTTAGCTACGACAGATTACCGGAAGAAATCAGGCAGCTTGTGAGGGTTGAGACGGACAACGCCACCACGCTTGAGCTTTCTAATGGCTCATCCATTGAGGTTGGTGTTTCGTTGCGTTCGAGCACCAAGAACTTTTTGCACATCTCGGAATATGGAAAGATTTGCGCCAAAGCCCCTGAGAAGGCCAAGGAAATCAAATCAGGCTCGTTGAACACTCTGGCGCAAAAGCAGCTCTGTTTCATTGAGAGCACCGCAGAAGGACGCGGCGGGGATTTTTACGACAAGGTGGAGGCAGCAAAGAAGATTGCCGATTCCGGACGCGAGCATGGCGTTCTTGATTATCGGTTGCATTTCTTCCCTTGGTTCGAAGATGACAGCTATGAGCTTGAAGAGCCTGTGGTTTTGACCGCAGAGGATGAGAAATACTTTTCAGAGCTGCAAGAGAAGACAGGCATTGTTTTGCCGGAGCCTAAAAAGTGGTGGTATGCCGCCAAAAAGCGGGAACAGGGCGATGACATGTTCAAGGAATACCCTTCCACACCAGAAGAGGCATTCCAGGCGGCTAAAGACGGGGCATATTTTGCCAAGCAAATGCATGCGCTCAGGCAGCGGGGCAAGATTGCTCCTCTTGCGTTTGATGCGCGCTTCCCCGTCAACACCTTTTGGGATTGGGGGATTAACGATAGCGCCGTGATTTGGCTGCACCAAGAGATGGCCGGACAACATCATTTTGTTGGCTATTACGAAAACAGCGGAGAAGGCCCAGCCCATTATGCTGACTGGCTGGACAAATGGCGGGCAAAGATGGGCGCGCGCTTTGGCGTTCATTATGCACCGCACGATTTTGACACCCGTCGCCCTGGCAGCAATGGCGAGATAACCACGTTGAAAAGCATTTTTGCCAAACTTGGGTATGCGATGGAAGTCGTGCCCAGATCAAACGACAAGCTCACCTCAATTCAGAATGTTCGCTCAAAACTGCCCTCGTGCTCCTTTGATGAGGTTGAGTGTTCGATGGGCATTGAGCGCCTCGAAAACTATGCCCGCGAATGGGATGACAATTACGGCGTTTGGAAAAGCCAGCCCCGCCATGACGCGGCAAGCCACGGCTCCGACGCCTTTATGACCTTTGCGGATGGATACAAGCCCGCACCAAGCAATGTGCCGAAATTTGAGCGCAGAAAGGGGATTTTGTGAAAAAAGCAAAGCCCATGGATCAAGCGACACTCTCAGGCGTGATTTCAAATCTGGTGAAAGAAGCCGAACTTTATCGGGATGAGAGAGCGGAAGACCGCATCAAGGCGCGGGAATATTTCGACGGGGAAATGAGAGACCTTCCCTCTGAGGTTGGCCGATCTTCTCAGGTCAGCCGCGACGTTCGCGCAGCCGTTAAAAAGGTGAAGCCTTCCCTTGCCCGCACCCTATTGGGCAAAGACATGCTTGCGGAATTTATTCCTGTTGGGCGGGGGGATGAAGAACAGGCAGATCAGGCGACAGATTACATCAACTATGTTGTTGTGCCGGAGGCCAAGGTGCGCCAAGCCATTGAAGACGCCATTGATGATGCGCTGTTGTTGAAGAACGGAATCCTCAAATATTATTACGAAACCAAGCGGGAAGTGACTGTCTCCTCTCACACCGGTGTTGACGAAATGGGCCTTGCTCAGCTGGTTCAGGACGATGAAGTTGAGATCATCGAAACCACTGAATATGAAGATCAAGTGGAGGTTGAGGGGCGGGCTTTGCCGATCAAGCTCTATGATCTAAAATTGCGCCGCGTCAAACAATACGGCTGCTGCAAGGTTGTTGCGGTGAAGCCGGAAGAGTTCCTTATTCACCCCGACGCAATCGAGTTTGACGATAGCCCCATCATTGGCCAGAAAACGCGCCTTAGACGCTCTGATCTGGTCAGCATGGGGTATGACAAGGCGGCAATATTCGACCTCCCAACAGCTGGTGGCGAGGATATTGCCACAGAAGCCGAGGAAATGTCTCGAAGGGATGTTGCTCTAAAAAATCCAAATGCGACAGACCCTTCCATGCAAGAGATTGACTATTACGAGCTTTATGTTCGTGTGGATGCTGACAATGATGGCGTTGCAGAGCTTCGCCGGATTATCTGCGCAGGTGGCTTGACTGCCAGTCATATTTTGGAAAACGAAGAATGGGACGAAATTCCTTTTGCGGATTTCACCATTGAGCGCCGCCCGCACCAATGGGAAGGCAGCTCAATCTATGACGACTTGGCCGACATTCAGCGCGTTAAAACCGTGCTGTTACGCCAGACCTTGGACAACCTCTATTGGCAGAACAACCCGCAGCCGACAGTGAACCAGTCGGCACTTATTGAGTGGGATGGGCTTATGAAGCCTGAGTTCGGCAAGCCAATTTTGGTCAAGGGCAATGTTCGTGACGCCGTGTCTTATAATCTGGTGCCTTTTGTCGCGCAGCAATCCTACTCGATGCTCTCTTACATGGATGAGGAGATCGTCGACAGGACGGGCATTTCAGAGGCATCTAGCGGCTTGGCCCCAGATGCTTTGCAGAATGTGACCGCCAAAGCCACGGCCATGATTGAACAGGCTGGCATTGGCCGAACTGAGCTGATGGTTCGCACCCTGTCAGAAGGGATGGAAAAGCTCTTCAAGGGGCTATTAAAACTCACGATCAAGCACCAAGACAAGCCGCGCACCGTTCGCCTTCGGGGAAATTGGGTAACATACGACCCACGCCACTGGAATGCTGGAATGGATGTGAGCGTGAATACTGGGCTTGGGGCCGGCACAAGAGAGCGCGACATGATGATGATGCAGCAGGTTATAGGGCTGCAAGAGAAGCTGCTTTCATCTCTTGGCCCTGTCAACCCGTTCGTGAAGCCTGATAATCTTTATAATGCAATCTCAAAGCTGGTGGAGGCTGCGGGCCTGAGATCGACAGACCAGTATTTCACCAAGCCAGACCCAGAAGAAATTCAAAAGCTCTTGCAATCTCAGCAGAACCAGCCGAAGCCGGAAGAGCTTAAAACCAAGGCCCAAATGGCGATTGAGCAAGCCAAGCTCCAAAGCTCAATGCAGATTGAACAGGCGAGGATGCAGGCCAATCGAGACAAGGAAATGGCCCAGATGGAGGCCGATCTTAACGTCAAGATGGCTGAAATGGAAAAGCAAGCCCAAGCGCAAGCCAAGGAATTGGAGCTTCGCAGGGAGCAAATCGCCTCAGATGAGCGCATTGCCCGGGAAAAAATGGCGCATGAGACAGCGCTGTTTGAGCGCAAGATGGCCGCAGACATTCAAAAGGCCCAAGCCCAAAGCATTAAGCCTCTTTTGCAGAGCTCGCCAGAGCTTCAAGAGTCGAACATGTTTGAGGTGGCGCAATGACACAGGAAGAAAAAGCATACGCCGCAGGGGTTTTGCTCGACACGCCCTTGGTGGTGAAGTTGCTTGACCAGATCGAAGCAAACGCCGTGGACTCTTGTGTCTTGGCCGACCCTAAAGATCACGAGGCACGGGCCGCATATGCCGCAGAGGTGCGGGCCATACGAGATTTGCGCAGCCGGTTGGAGATGATGAGAGCTTCAACGGCCAAGCGCAATATAGCGCAGTAACGCTGCAACCCCAACCAAAGGAAAACCCATGAGCGAGAGCACCAACCTGCCGGACGGCGGGAGTGATACCGTTGTATCCGCACAATCAATCGACAATTTTGAGGATTTGGACTTTGAGGAGCTTGAAGATCAAGCCAACCCAGATGATGAATCCGAAGAAATCGACAATGAGAGCGAAGAGGCTGCATCCGACGAGGATCAGCAACAGGAAGAAAGCGAAGAGGACGAGGGAGCCGAAGACGAGGCCAACCCTAGCGCCGAAGAGCTGATTGAGCTTTCTGGTGGCGAAAAAGTAACTCTTGAAGAGCTGAAATCCGGCTACATGAAAGAGCAGGACTATCGCCGCAAAACTCAGGAATTGAGCAACTTGCGCAAAACTGCTCAGGCAGAGGCGCGGCAAGAGCTTCAATCCCTTTCATCTGGCGTTGTTCAAACAATCGACGCCTTGGCCGATTTTCTATCGCAACAAGTTCCCCCTGCGCCGGACGTGTCTTTGGCGCAAACAGATCCAGCAGCTTACACCCGCCAAAAGGCGCTTCACGAAAGCGCGATGGCACAGGTGCAAGCCCTCATTCAGATGGGTGAAAACCCCAAGCAAGTGGCGAACAAGCTCGGACAGCAGCAAACCGAAGAGCAACGGCGAGAGACCGCCAATGCAGAGTTTGCCAAGCTGGCAGAAGCATTCCCCGAAGTGCGCACCCAAGAGGGCATGAACAAGTTCACCGAACGCTATTACAGCGTAGGGGAGGCCATTGGCTTTACCCGTGATGAATTGAACAGCGTGATGGATCACCGCTACCACAAGCTGGCCTATTATGCCCAGATCGGTCTTCAAGCCGAAGAGGCCAAGAAAAAGGTGCAGCAAAAGGTGGCTGAGGCTCCAAAGGTTCCCCCAAACAAACGGGGCAAGCCTCTGGCAGCACAAGGGAACAAAAAAGCAATGGATCGGCTCTCTCAAACCGGTTCCCTGCGAGACGCAATGCAGGTGGACTTCGAGTGATTTGCCAATAAAGGAGGGTTTATCCCATGGCAGCCGTAACCAACACCTTTGTGTCTACATCAAGTAACACGAACAAAGAACAGCTTTCCGACGTTGTATCTCGCATCACGCCGGAAGATACCCCAATCTACTCCATGGTGCCGAAAGGCAAGTTGACAGGCACTCACCCAGAGTGGTCTATCGACGAGCTGGACACGCCAGGAGACAACGCACAAGGCGAGGGTGATGATTACACCTTCAGCGAAACTGATGCGCCTGAAAAAGTGGGCAACCATACCCAGATTTTCCGCAAATCTTGGGTTTTGTCAGCCACTCAAGAAGCCTCTGATGATGCAGGCAAGGTCTTGAAGCGCAAAGAGCAAAAGCTGAAAAAAGCGATTGCCCTGCGCAAAGACGTTGAATTTTCCATTGTCAGCAACACCGCAAGTGTTGACGGTCAAACTCGCCGCTCTGGTGGTTTGCCAAGCTGGATTGAGACTAACGTTTCTCGCGGCTCTGGCGGCTCAAACGGCGGCTATAACACCAGCACTGGCAAAACTGTTGCCGCGACAAACGGCACACAGCGCGCCTTCACAAAGACCTTGCTAGACACCACAATGCAAGCTGTTTACACCTCTGGTGGCAACGCCTCGCATCTGTTTGTGTCTCCTTACGTGAAGTCTGTGTTTGTGACCTTCATGTCTGACAGCAACGTGGCTTCTTTCCGCTACGCTGTCTCCAAAGAAGGCAAGCAGAATACCATTGTTGCGACAGCTGACATCTACGAAGGCCCATTCGGCAAGGTGATGATCCACCCGAACCGCGTTATGACCACTTCGGCGACTGCGCGCAATGCGTTCCTGATCGACCCTGATCTTGTGAGCTTTGATTGGCTCCGCAAGATGCAAGAGGACAAGAATGTGGCTAAAACCGGTGACGCTGACAAAGGCGTTATCATCGGTGAGGGCGCTCTTCGCGTTAAAAACGAGGCGGGCCTTGGCATCATTGCAGACCTCTACGGTTTGACCGCTTCAACCTAAGCCATGAGGGCGGGGGCAACCCCGCCTTTTTTCTTTCACGCTCTATAGAGGAGAAGAACTCATGAGCACTATTTTTTCTCTCGGCTCTGGCACTGCCACGGCCACAAGCGGGGCTGCAACGCTCAACAATCGTTTTGGCGTCATCACCTCAGAAGCCCTGACCACAGCACAAAATGCCATCTACACGCTGACCATTACAAACAGCGCAATCAAGGCAGGCGACATTGTTCTGGCGTCCGTGCAAAACGGCACCAATGACCAAGGCACTCCCATGATTGGCAGCATTACGCCTGCGGACGGCTCTGTGGTTATTCAGGTTATCAACAAACACGCTTCCGCAGAGGCGCTTAACGGCACCTTGAAGATCGCGTTTGCGGCGCTTGGCGCGTAAGTCGAAGCACATTTTTGACAGTGAGGCGGCTCTACAGGGGCCGCCTTTTTCATATCAAATGGAGGTTCTTATGACAGAACAAAAAACCAAGGCAAAAGGTGTGCCTGTGAAATTGCTCTATGATTTTTGGACAAGTGAAGACCGCATCAAGGCCGGAACTGTTCTTGAATTGCCAGTCGACCAGGCAAAAGAGCTGATTAAGATCGGCAAGGCCGAACGCGCAGACCCACTGCCAGGGGAATAATCAATGGTCATTCGCGATGGTGATTGGCGGCTGTTTGATTATGACTTTCAGACGGGACGCTCTGTGTGGGTGATGCACGATGGGAACCAAACTCATTTCCGCACAGATTACCCAGTGGACAAGCTGGTTGAAGTGAATAACGCCACGCGAAACATGGCTCAAAGCGGCTTCAAGGGTGACTATCACCTTGTGGCCTCTGTCCCCCTGAATATTGCCCATCAATCTGGCCTGATCGAAGCCCAGTCGCAGCAGGACGGCAAGTTCATGTCCAAGTGGCTGAATGACAGCGACAACCGCGCTTGGCGCACGAAAGAGGGAACAGTATGAGTGCTTTTGCTGATTACCTAGACCTCAGAATTGCAGTGGCCGAGGCCGTTGAGGATGACGGTTTAACAGATGTTATGCCCCGCCTTGTTCAACTTGCGGAGGCCATGTTCAACCGCAGCCTGAGAACGCGCCACCAGTTAACCAGAGCAACCCTCACCTTGTCATCTGGGGAGGCCAGCCTTCCGGCTGATTATCTTCAAATGCTTCATGTGTTTGACAGCTCAGGCAACAAAATGAAGCAATCCAGCTTGGCAGAGGTTGAGCAGAGCTATTCCAGTTTTAACCGGTATGCGACCGATAAGTCAAAGCTTTACATAAACGGCTTTAGCGGCGATCGGGTTATTTTGTATTACGCAAAAGTTCCCACCCTCACAAGCTCTTTGACCAATTCAAATTGGCTGTTGGAAAACTACCCAGACGCCTATTTATACGCAACAGCCGTTGAAGCCGCAAAATATCGCAAAAACGTCCCTCTAGCCCAAAGCTATGGCGCTCTTCTGGCTGACACCATGAGCCAAATTCAAGCAGAAAATGCAGGGGCGCTTTGGGGTGATGCGGTCATCCGTGTAGCAGGGGCAACGCCATGACAGCTTTATCTATTGCCCGAAAAGTTTGCATTGAAGTTCGCCTTCCATCCCCGAGCACATTGGTTTCAAACACAGAGGTTGCTTATGTGGAAGTTCGCAACGCCATGGAAGACGCCGCCAACGAGATTGCGCGGCGCTTTGATTGGCGGGGATTGCAGGCCACAACAACAATTACCGGCACAGGTTCAAACGATGATTTCGCCCTGCCAAGCGGTTTTTCTCGCCTCACTCGGGGCAATGCTGTTTCTGTGGCCGGTGCGCCAGTTCGGGGCGGGTTAAGTGATGATGAATGGTTTTCACTCACCGCAGCGGAAGGAACGCCGCGCTTCTACCGCCTGAAAGCGGATACAATCAGCTTCTTCCCATACCCCGCAAGTGGTGCAAGCGTTCTGGTTTCCTATCTGACTGAAAACTGGTGCTCGGCAGGTGGAAGCGTTTGGGCAAATGATACAGACACAGCCTTAATCCCAGAGGACTTGATCGTTAAGGGCGCTGTGTGGAGATACAAGAGACAAAAAGGCTTGGATTACTCAGACCAGCTGGCAGAATTTGAGGCGGCTTTGTCTGATTTCACAGCCTTTGACAAGCAGGGCCACGGCAAATGATTAGACCCGCCCGACTGGCCCCGCGGCAAACCGCGCAAAAGCCAGCAACAATGCAGCACAAGACATTTCCCGCGCCGGTGCGTGGGCTTGTGCTCGATGAGAACCTTGCAGCCCAAGGTGGAGCGTCTGCTTTGGTGTTGGATAATTATTTTCCGACCAGATCAGGCATTGAGGTTATGGGCGGCTCGCAGAAATACGCGACCATTTCCACCGGTGCGGTCGTTTCCATGTGGACTTATGCCAGCGGCAGCGTTGAGAAGTTCTTTGCCGCAGATGAAGAGAATATTTTTGAAATCACCACTGTTGCGGATGAAGATGCTATCCCAACCGCCGTGGTGACAGGCCAGACAAGTGGTTATTATTCGCAGGTTCAGATTTCCACCGGCGGCGGGAATTATCAGGTCATCGTCAATGGGGATGATGACGCGCAACTCTATGATGGAAGCTCTTTTCAAGCCTTAAACGCGGCTTCATCGCCAGCGATTACGGGCGTTGCAACGGCCGATCTATCTTTTGTTTGGAAGTTTGCCAACCGCATTTGGTTTGTCGAAAAAGACACCATGAAGGCATGGTATTTGCCGGTCAATTCCATTGGAGGGGCGGCAACAGAGTTTAACCTTTCTGCGGTGTTTCAGAAGGGCGGGAATTTGCTGTTTGGCGGCTCTTGGTCTCTCGATTCCGGCGATGGCCTAGACGACAAGTGTGTATTTGTCTCCGATCGGGGCGAAGTGGCCATTTATCAGGGAACAGACCCTTCCAGCGCCACAACGTGGGGCAAGGTGGGCGTTTACGATGTGACCCCGCCTTTGGGGCAAGACGCCACCATGAGAGCGGGCGGTGATTTTCTTATCGCAGCGCAGGCGGGCATTGTTCCTCTTTCCCAAGCGGTTCAGAAAACACCCGAACAACTCAACCTTGCGGCCATCACAAGGGCTATCCAGCCTCTTTGGAAAGATGAAGTTAACTCAAGGCAGGGTGTGCCGTGGCAGATCATGGAGTGGCCGCAGGCGGCGAGGGCGATTGTTTCCCTTCCTGTGGTTGATAGTGGCGACGAGGCCGTTTGTTTGGTGGTGAACACTGAAACCGGCGCTTGGTGTCGCCGCACCGGCTGGAATACCCGTTGCCTAGCCCTTTTTGACAACATTGGATATTTCGGAACCAACGATGGCAAGGTCTATCGGATGGAAATCGGCGGCTCAGACGATGGCAACCCTTACACGGCGCTTTGGGTTGGGGCTTTTGACCATTTGGGCGCGCCTGGCAACTTCAAGACAGTTCATTCGTCTCGCGTGATTTACCGTTCTTCTGTGAAGATGAACCCGAAGGTTTCAATCGGCAAGGATTATCAAATCCCATCCCCGAGCGCGCCCAACTCGATTGCTGACTATCCCTCTTCGGAATGGGATGTGGCTTTGTGGGATGTTGCGGTCTGGGATGCCGGACTTGCAAAGACCACCTATTTTAAGTGGGCAAGCGTTGGCAACAGCGGCTTTTCCATTGCCCCCGTATTGCAAATGACATCTGGGGTTACACCTCTCCCGCGTTGTGACGTGGTGGCGGTGGATTTGACCTATGAAATTGGCGGGGTGCAGGTTTGACGCCTTACTGGCCCGAGAAGGGCAGCTCAGACCATAGAGCCGTAGGAATTTGGACGACACGGGAGATATGGGGCTATCCGCGCAATATGGGCGACTATGTGGCTCTTGCGGTAATCGACGAGAAGAAAGAGCAGCTTGTCGCAGGGATGCTTTACCACAATCACTTCTCAGAAGAAGGCGTGATCGAAATCACCGGCGCGGCGTCAACTGCCCGCTGGCTGACCCGTGAAGTGCTTTGGGAAATGTTCGATTATCCCTTTAACCAGCTCAAATGCCAGTCCGTTGTCATGCGCGTTGATCCAGACAACACAAGACTTGGCCGGATATTACCAAGCTACGGATTTTCAAAGCACATTCTGCCGCGACTGAGAGGCAGAGACAAAGACGAATGCGTTTACATCCTACATGACGATGTTTGGCGCAATAACGGATTTCACAAGCAACATAAGGATGCTGCCTGATGGGAAAGCCAAAAGCCCCCGCGCCAACCCCGCCACGGGAAACCAGCGCGGCGCAAACTGGAACAAACGTTTCAACTGCCATTGCAAACAGCGTGATGGGAAATATCAGCGAATACACGCCCGAAGGCTCGACTACTGTTAACCAGACGGGCAGCTATTCTTGGACAGACCCTTACACCAATGAAACCTATGATGTGCCAACCTTCACGCGCACGACAGAACTTTCCGAAGGCCAGCAGGCAATCTATGACCAGAACCAAGCGGCGCAACTGAACCTTGCCACTCTGGCGAATGACCAGTCTGGCCGCATTGGCGAGATTCTCAGCAATCCGTTTAATTTGAACACACTTCCAGAGGCGGGGCAGCTCAACCTTAATCAGGTGCAGGGCACGACCGGCAAAATGCAGTCTCAGATTGCGGACGCTGGCGACATCACCCGCACTTATGGAACGGATTTCAGCCAAGACCGGCAGCGTGTGGAAGATGCTTTATTCGCACGGCTTGAAAACCGCCTCGGGCGGGATCAATCAGCCCTTGAAACTAGGCTTGCGAACCAAGGCATCAACATTGGCACCGAAGCCTATACTCGTGCCATGGGTGATTTTGGCCAGAACCGCAATGATGCGCGGCTGAGTGCTATCCTTGGGGCGGGGCAGGAGCAAAGCCGCCTTGCGGGCCTTGAAGCGCAGCGGGCAGGGTTTGAGAACGCAGCGCAGCAACAAGCCTTTGGCCAGAACGCAATGCAAGCTGATTTCGGCAACAGCGTTCAGCAGCAAATGAACGACAACCTCTATCGCGAGCAAATGGCCAACAACCAGCTTGCCCAGACAGAGTTCAACGCTCAAAACGCCTTGAGAAACCAATCCCTACAGGAGCAGCTGACACAGCAAAACCAGCCGATCAACCAGATTACGGCGCTTATGTCTGGCTCTCAGGTGTCTATGCCCCAGTTCATGGGCGCGAATATCGCCACAATCCCAACCACGGACAATGCGGGCATTATCAACAACTATGACCAGTTGAGAAACCAGCAATGGCAACAGCAAATGGCCGCGCGGCAAAGCCTGTTTGGTGGCCTTTTGGGCATGGGGGCGAACATTATCGCCTCTGACCGCGATTTGAAAAAGAATATCAAACCCGTGGGCAAGGTTTACGAATATAATTACAAGGACGACCCGAAAGGCGCGCCCAAGCGTGTTGGTGTGATGGCGCAAGAGGTGGAACGGTATAAGCCGGAAGCCGTTGTGAAGCGCCAAGATGGCAAGCGCATGGTTGATTATGGCTCACTCTTTGGAATGGGGGCTTAAACATGGCACTTTCTTTTGCATTTGATGGCAACACGCCTCAATCCTATGAGCAGATGCAGCGCAAGCGCAAAATCGCAGAGGCGCTTTATGCACAGGCCAGCCGAACCCCTAGCAACGTAGGTGAGGGGCTTTCAGCCCTTGGTGCGGCCCTTGGTGGGCGCATGGCCGAAGGGCGGGCGAACAAGATCGAAAGCGCGGGCCGTGAGGCTGCAAACGCTTCTTTTGGCCAGCTTTTTGGCGGGAATGCACCTTCTTCGCCAGATGCACCGCAGTCAAGCCAGCCTCAAGGAACTGTTTCCGTCCCCTCAGACATTGACAGCATTATCGTTGAAGCTGCAGCTCGACAAGGCGTTGACCCGAACGCCATGAGAGCCATTGCTAAACTTGAAAGCAGTTTTGACCCCGCAGCAAAGAACCCGCGTTCAAGCGCAGGCGGCTTGTTTCAGTTTATTGACAGCACGGCCAAGGATTACGGGCTTGAAAACCGCTTTGACCCCGCGCAAGCCTCAGATGCGGCTGCACGACTGGCAAGAGATAACAGCGCCGCCTTTGAAAAACGCTTGGGCCGCGCGCCAACGCCAGGTGAGCTTTACCTCATGCACCAGCAAGGAGCGGGCGGGGCTTTGAAGCTATTGTCAAACCCAAACGCAAGGGCTGTTGACATTGTCGGACGTGATGCGGTTCGCTTGAATGGCGGCAACGCCAACATGACCGCCGGAGAGTTCGCAAACCTTTGGGTTTCCAAGGCCGATAACGCTCTATCCCGCTTGGGGGGGCAGCAAATGGCGAGCGCAGACATCACCGGCATGGCACCAGCCCCAAGAAGCATGGATGACATGGTGAGTAATCCTCAGAGCTTTGTCCCATCTCAAGAGCAAATGGCCACGCAAGAGAATATCCGGCGCAACGCCCAAATGGTTCCGCCTGCCATGTTTGAGCAATCGCAGGGGCCAGACACCCAACAGGCAATGGCGGCAATGACGCAAGGCATGGAGCGGGCAAGAGCGCCTCAAGCCGCACCACAGGCAAACCCTGTTTCCCAAGCCCTGCAACAGCGCGTGGCACAACGTGCAGCCCCACGGCCAGCCCCACAAGGCCAACCTTGGGAACGCGGCGAAATGATCGACCCTGTGACCGGCGAATACATGCAAGGCACTTGGAACGGGCAGCGCAACAATGGTGGGCTGGCGCAAGCCCTCATGAGCCGC